TTATGGTAAGGCTAGATCCGGACGTGAGTATGGTGGGTTTATAAAAGAGTCTACTTATAATAAAATAAAATATAAACCAACTAACCGAGGTAAAACTGACCCTAATAAGAAAGGACCTTATGAAGTCTAAATTTAAATATGATGGTAAATCTAGACCTAGTAATAAAGCTTATGATGAGAGTTGGCACCGGATCTTTGGATCTAATCCAGTAGCTAGAGAAGTCAGAACACCTAAATTTAAGTCACAGGTAGTTGCGTCTAAAAAAGTGTACAACAGAAAGAGATTAGATGATAAAGAAAAGTAATAAATACAACTACATCCAAGGTAAACAGCTCACGGACCCCGGATCAGGGACCAGGGTTTATGAGATAAGTAATTATAGACTTCCCAGTGTGACTACTGTATTAGGAGCCACCAAAAATCAAGATTTTATAAAAAAATGGAAGGCAAAAGTTGGTGAACAAGAAGCAGAACGAATCAAGGATCATTCTAGTAGCAGGGGTACCTGTATGCATAAATTCCTCGAGCACTATGTCCTCGGGACTGGTTGCGTTGATCTTACAAGGATTGGACAAGAGGCGCGTCCCATGGCCGACAAAATTATTGAGATTGGTCTTACGCCAGTATCGGAATATTATGGCTCTGAAGTCACGTTACATTATCCAGGTCTCTACGCGGGCTCAACAGATTTGGTTTGCTTGCACAATGATAGGGAAACTATTGTCGACTTCAAACAAAGTAACCGTCCGAAACGGGAAGAATGGATTGAAGATTATTACATGCAAATTGCAGCATACGCCATGGCCCACGACTACGTCTACGGCAGCAAGATTGAGCAAGGAGTTATCATGGTCTGCACGCCTGACTTATATTACCAAGAATTTAAAATTGAAGGACTTGCATTAAAACAGTGGAAACATGCTTTTCTTAAAAGATTAGACATGTACAACGAGTTGATGCATGATCAGAAAGAAAAAACAACACCAATGAAAGCAGAGGACTTTACAAAATGACTGAAGAACCAGCAGCTAGAACAAGAGCAAGATTAGAAAAAACAAAAGGTAGACACAGAGCCAAAATTGAAATTTTAAATGAAATTTTAAATTGGATTGAACTTGGTAAAAGCTTTGAAGATATACAACACCACTGTAATCTTAGTATAGATTACCATGACATGCAGGTAGAGGTTATTAAAGAACAAATTAGAAATTTATTTCACGTGGAACAAAACGAAAACGAGGATGCTTAATGAACTGTTGGCACTGTGGTACCGAGTTAATATGGGGTGGAGATCATGACACTGAAGATAATGAAATGTATGATATTGTTAGCAATTTATCTTGTCCAGATTGTCATACAGCGGTAGATGTTTGGCACCCATCAGAAAAACTAATAAAGGAGTACAAAGATCATGAATGATAGATTGTTTAGAACAATTCTAAAAAGGTATGAAGCAGCCATTGAAGATGCAAACTACAAGATTGAAATAATATGTGAACAGAATCTTGTAATACCAGAACACATAGATATAACTGGTGAGATTGACAAACTGTTACAAATTATTGCAGAGGCTGAAGACAAGTTGTCCGTAATGAGGAAATATTATGGCGGAAAAAAGGCAGATAAAGCTGTATTGTGACAATAATGCCACAAATATCACACCATAATGACAGTGTATATGTATGGTAAAAAAAATAAAAATAAAAATAAAAACTACTCTAGAAAAAGTGTCAATCTGTCACTTTGAGCTATAAGTGTTGGTATACATAACTAATGTCTGCCAAATTGTGGTTTTAAAAAGTGTCATGTGACAGATTATAATGTCACCTAGGGCTAGATTACAGATTGCCTATGCGCGCGCGATACTAAATTCTGGTAAAACTGGTTTTTTTTAGATACATATACAAATATGAAAAAGAGAAAATTGATTCCATTAAAAAAGAAAAGTGTTGGTAGAGATATAGCTAACTATCCTTTTGTAGAAATAAAATGGGTTGATATCGAAGGTGACGACGGCTGGAGTACGTTATCGTCATTAGACAAAGACAAACTACCTGTTGCAGTATCTAAAGGTTATTTACTTAGCCAACGTAAAGGTGTGACTAGAATATTTAGAGATTATATTGAAAGTAAAGAAGGTAATACTTTTGATGATATAGGTAGTACAGTTATTATTCCAACGTCTGTGATTGTTTCTATTAAAAAACTTACTTTGAACTAGTGTCTTCTATTAATTCTGCTTCAACAACATCATCGGTTAAAAGATTTGCGTAATCTTCTTCGATTTGTGCCATTTTCATGTCTAGCTGTTCTTCTGTTAGGTCTTCTAATTTCCCATGTTTTATTATTTTTCTGTCTATGTATAGTCCTCCTGCCTTTCCTCGATTTGTTTCAGCGTTTACAGCTGCGGAGAAAGAACTTTTCTTTAGAGCAAGATCTTTGATTCGTGCTAATTCTGCTATGTGACTCTCATACGTTACGCCAAATTTAAGCATACGTTCTTGTTTTAATTCATCTATATGTTTTACAACCAAAGGTGATAGTCTTGGATTAGTTAATTCTGATCCTTCTTGTCTACATCTCTTTTTGCTGTAGCCTGCTAGTTCAGCTGCTTCAGATTTATTAAGTGGTCCTTCTGGTCCACCAAATACTAAATACTCAGCAAATCGTTGTTGCATTTCTGTTAATCTTTTTGGAACTCCCATGTTGACTTTTTAGAGTAACTATCCTATAAAGTCAATAGTATGAAAGACAAGCGTACATATACTAAATTGAAAGAACATGGAGAAGACATGAGTCATGAGAATGAATCTAAGATAACAAATGAAGACAGAGGTCCATTAGATCTTACATTGTTGACAGAACAATACAGAGCTGATCTTAAAAAATATCAAGACAGAGAAAGTTTGTATATTCAAACTGAAAATCAATTGAAAGGCACAAAACAAATTGCTATGGATATGGCAGCGACTGTAACAAAACTTGATAGACAAAATCAAGAGTTGATGAAAGAAATTGATAGACTTAACGAAGAGATTCAACTATTAGAGTTGCAGATAAAAAAATAATGCGAGTTCAAGACTTACAACAATTTTTATCTAAATTCACAGAAGCTAATAACGATGGCAGTAGACAAGGTAATGCTGTTTCTAATGCAATCATAATGGTAGAAGTTAATGGTTATTTAGAGAAGGTTACTAAAATGGAAGTACATGAAAACAACACACCAATTGTAGGTCACAAAGGTCATAGTGCACATCGTCTTGTATTGAAAACAACTAAAAAATCTAACCTCATTATACCACCTAAACTTCAAGTTTAAGTGCAGTGGTTACTCTAAAAAACATATGGGCCCAGAGGCTAAATTCTATCAACAAATTAAAAGAAATTTTAAGCAACTTTCGCTTATTCGAATTGAAAACAATAGCCTACTTGGTACTCCTGATCTATTGGTCTGTAATACTTCTGGGAACTTTTGTACTGTAGAAATTAAGGTCTCCAAAGGTTACAAGCTTCGATTTTCACCACACCAAATTGCCTTCCATAAACGTCATCCTAAGAATACATTTATCATAGCCAAGGCCCTTGGTCCTTGTGCCTCTAAAACTTCTCCAATATCCATGTACCGTGGTTCTAGGATCTCGGAACTTGTAGCTTGCGGCTTGAAGCTTGACGCTTGCTGCTTGGGGCTTGACGCTTGTCGCTTGATGCTTGAAGCTTCCTAAATATAGGAGCGTGGTGCTTGACGCTTGAAGCTTGGCGCTTGAAGCTTGGATTATGGCGCTTCTTCCATTGATGGTCCTGAAAAAACCATATAACTGGACCAGGTGCACGCGTGCCAGCAGCGCGACTGCTGAATACAACTCCGCTAATGACCTGATCCGATATTCCACGCGGGAATTTTTTAATGCTCACCGTAGCAAACATTTGAAACTGATTTGTCCCAGCAAGCGCGGCAATCTTTACACTGATTACCCTGAAGCGGTGCCGGACATGTTACATCAATTTTTTTAGTTGAGACTGTCGACGTATTAGGCCAGCTGTCTGTTGCTGCCTGGTCCACCATTGGCATGGAGAACCGGACAACAAGATTGTCAGGAGCTTCAACAATATAG